AGTCAGTGCGGTTCCAATCGTTGTCGTTGAGCGATCAATCAACGTGCCGCTCCAGACATTAGCGGTGGCTGGAGCGCCAGCCATGTACTCCACGTTGCACCCAGTCATCGTCAGCGTGGTGCAGTTACTGTTAAGTTGTACGGTTCCGTTCCCGGCAGTATTCACTGTGGTAAGAGTGGTTCCAGCGCCGGCCACAAACTTCACGCTACCACCCTGCTCCGTACCGCACCGCAACGTAGCAACCGTAGACGTGTCACCAGCAAGAAAAGCTACTCCAGCATCACCTTTGTAGATCGTGAACTGGTTGCTTGCGTGCGTGCCCTTAAAAAGGATAGTTGGAAAGTCCAACTCGTTTCTGGTCGCAGTATTGTGAACAATCACGGTTGACTGTCCAGCGCCTGCGTCGATCTTGATTCGGCGAGATCCGTTGCCGTCACCCTGACCGATCGTGTACGTGCATGTCACGCTGTTGTCATCGAACGTAAGGTACTTGTCCCGGTACTCGGAATACGCCTTGGACGTGTCGTCTGCATTTACCTCCGCCAGCCCGATCTTGCCTGTGTATCCCTGCGTAATCACCACGGAAGCCGGCTGAATTGCTGCCGACAGGTTGTAGCGAAGGTCTACATCTCCGGTATCAAACACGATTGCGTCGTTATCCACCGGAACCGTGTTTCCGCTCCAGTTATCCACGTTGTCCCAGAACCACTTTCCAGTGGCTGTTGTCGTGACGCTGTGTGTCGCCGTGCCTGACGCAGCGGTATCGCTAACCGATATCGTGACAGGCTTGCCGGATGTCCTAGCAGTGAGCGTGACGACGTTGGAACTGACCGTTGCCGTAACTTCGTAAAACTCAGGGATCACTTTGAATCCGCCATCAGCAATGGTTGGCGAGGATGCTGCGGTCGTGTCCGTCAGCGTCACACCTTCCCACGCCTGCTGCAATGTCGTCGCCACCTGCGACGTAGTCGTCAGCGAACCAACAGTAATCGTAGATTCAATGTTGTTGATCGTTACCGTGACGGTGTCAGCCGCAGACCACGTACCAGTAATCGTGATCGTGGAAACCTGAGTTACCTGTTTTGCTGCACCTAGCCAGCGTCGTGTAGCCATGAGTTACCTACCTTGGGATTGGCACGCCGTTTACGGGCGATGGAAGCGTGTGATCAAATTTCCAGTTGACGGCGTACTGCCTGAATGCGTTTCGATACCGCATTGGGTGATGGACGACCACCTCGCGCCGGTCCAGATGTTCCCATTGAGGGAAGAATGGATTGATGTGGACAAGCGGGTATCCTGACCATCCGACAGCGTGGCCTGTCTGAATCATGCGCTGCGCAGTTCTTGTTGCCTCTAGCTCGTAGACAGGGCCGTTGTATGTCTCTGTCACACTGTACTTGGGGCCGCCCGTGCCAATGTAATGGAACTGCTCCGAGTACGTCATTAACTCCGCTTCCACATCGTCGTATGTCGCTTCCAGTACGATGTAAAACGTTCGCAGAGTTGCGTATTCTGCCTCGTCGCCTTTTGGCCACGACCTGGCCTTCACCTGAACCCCGTTGAGCGCATTGCCTGTCGTCAGCGAGTGGCGTGTCTTTGTTCCGTCGTCGTGGAAGAAGCTGAAGTCCTTGTCGTTCTCTGAGTAGGCGTTGATCAACGCACTGATCTTTCCTGCTTGCGCAGCTTGAAGTTGAGCAGGAGTTGTCAAAGAAGGATCGTTGACAATTAACTGCCCATGCAGATGCACCTCGTACGACGTGCAATATTTGGCGTGACGCGGGCTGTACTGAGAACGAACGTGGTACGCGGATAGCGTAACGGTGTTGTCGTCGTGTCGATAGCTTCCGTACGTCACGTACATCAGAGACTTGTCCTTGCCTGAAAGAAGTGCCTCTCAATTTCTGCAAGCCTGCTGTTATCTCCACGCAAGTCGTTCGTGATCCCTTCAAGAATGTTCACAACCCTGCGGTTGAACATTGCCATCGCATCTCGGTACATGTTCGCAGCAGACTGCAAATCCTGCATGTGATCGGTGCCGTCAATGAGGTGGCTCATTACGCCAGGCATTTCGTCGAACGTAGCGGTAGACGGTTGACGGACGACGCCAGTAGAGTCACGATCAAACAAAAATCGTTTGAACTCATCAACGGCAGACGAAACATCTTTTTCCGGCGATGTTTGACCGGAGTCCGAAGGCATGAACGATGTTATGCCAGAAGACGGAGGCAGCGGTGCCAGAGGTATCGGTTCTAACTGGGCTGTGCCTGGCTCAAGCGGTGCCAGAGGCATCGGTTCCATTTGCACGCCGCTAGGTGGCGGTGCAAGTGGGATCGGTTCGATTTCTGCGGCTGGAGCAACGGATGGCACACTGTCCGACCGTTCCGGCATGTAAACCGAATCGTCCTGAAAAAAGCCTCGCTGCGTACTGCCAGAAACCTGACTTGCCAAAAACTCCTGACCGTCACGACTCTGTCCGGCAGGAGACTGAAACGCACGCAAGGCCGTAGCCAACTCGCGAATTGCACTCGCCAGTTCCTGAGACAAAACGCCGCCGAGCAAACTGGAATCTGCTGTCGACGAAGAAGACTGCTGCTTCGATTCGCCAGAAGCACCGCTCAGATTAATCGTGGGAGTAGCGGCACCTGCCGCAACAGGCTGTCCAGAAATGAACTGAGCCAGCTTCGTCAGGTAGTCGCGTACCAGATCGTTCTGCTTGAAATCAGGCGACCCGTACGGCGTATTGGATGAATTATCAGATTCCGCCATAACTACGCCGTGCTATCGCTGGTGGTTACAATTTCCCTCGTCGATCCGCTCATGCGTGCAAACCCGCCAAGTTCAAGCGTGATCTCCTGCTTTCCGCTCACCACCGGATCAATGTTTTCAAAGTTCACAATCGTCAGCGAAAACGAAAGAGACATGTTGCCGTTGGTGAACGTAAGCACTACCTCAGCGCCAGCCGCCGTCTGGTCCAGCAACGAAGTGATTGGCGTGCTGGACGCAAAAGGAACCCACAGCCGAAGGTAGACGCTACGACCTTGAGGGCAGATATCCGTAGCCGTAAGGCTATTCGTGAACCGCACCTGCAAGTTGTTGTCGATCATCAACACGAAACTAAGGATCTGGCGTGCTGTCCCGCCGATCGTGCAGGTTCCATCTTCGAAAATGTACGGAGCAGTGTTCGACGCTGTGGACAAGCTGACATTCGGGACCGACGTTCCAGTCGCGCGAGACTTTCCAGTAAGTTCCACGTTCATCGAAATGGGCTGCGGCGTGCCACCGAACTGGTTCGCCTGACCAGCAAACGTTGCCCGACTGACGTAGCAGTCCTTGTACTCAAATGTCTGGGCAACCTTGTCGATCAAGACGCCAAACGCCGGTAAGCCTTCCGCAACGGGAAACGTATCGGTAGATTCCGTACCACCAAGAATGCGTGGAAGCCAAAGGTCCAGCATGGCCGGATCGGGATTGAACAGGATCGATCCGCCAACTGTATACGGCCCAAGTCTTGCACGCTCGGACGACTGCGACCGTGTTCCGCGAATCCCGTTGGGATGTACGATCGATCCTTTTTTCTGTAGTGATTCCGACAGGAACTCGTACGTTTCACTGTTCGTGTCAAACGTGTGCGGAGAAGCGCCAGGTTCCACGTACAGCCTTGCCAATGCCCCTTGAGAACAAGTCACGGTTTGTCTCCTTAGACTAACGCCCTGGTTTCCCGTGCCCAGCAGCGAATAACGAGCGATGATACGTCGTTTGAGTTCTGGTATTCCTTTGCCATGAAAGGATCTCCAGCCTCAAACGTGCAAATGTAGACTTCCGGCACTCCGGTCAAACGCTTGTTATTGAACGCGCGTTTCACCTGCTGCCTCCACAGCGTGATCCTGTCAATGTCCTCGCTCCATCCATGACCTGTCCCTTGGCAAAACACAATCAGAAAACCGTATCCGTAATCATCCCGAACATTCGTTCCCGGTGCCTCACGCTCAGGCACGGGAACAACTGAGATGCCACGAAAGATTGAATCCCTATCGCGGTACGTTTTGCGCAGCTTGATCTCGTCCTGCGAGATACCATCCAGAACGATGCCCTGGATAATTTCCACAATCGTGTCGCCGCACCGCTTTAGTATCGAATCAGTCATCAGTTCGATGTCGTCACGTTAGCGCGAACAAATGGTTCGTAGGTAGTTTGAAAGGCGCGCGTTGCGCGTTGATCATTTTCCATCGCGGCCCGCACCGACAAGGCCCACGTCTGCTCTCGTACCGGAACGTCATTCCTAGTAAGCAGCCTCGCCAGTTCCAATTCCGCAAGCCGGAAAAAAGCCGTCATCATCGAAGTTGACTCCAGGTCGATGGGGTCGCTGATCGTGTACATCACGCCCGTGTACGTCGTGTCAACGGACGCATCAACGGTAATTGATGTACTGCTATTTACCTTGACGACTTTTCGCTGCGCCACATACGGGTTCAGCAAGTTGTCCTGGCGTGACCCGATCAGGCTGGTTGGAAGCCGCTGTGAACTGCTGGAAATGCGAATGATCGCACCCGAGTGGATGCCTTCTACCCACGATGTTCCGGTTCCGGTAATCGTGGTTGAGCCTGCCGATGTTGTCGCAGTGCCTGTGTTGTAGGTTTCGCTGCCGACCGTAAAGTCACGCGGCTTCGACTCGTACAGAACGTCATAACTTCTCGCAGTGCTTGGGGGCGGACTTAAAACTAAACTGAGCGTACCGTACGCCTCTCCATCATTCCTGAGCGCCGCAATCCACGGCGTTCCAGGCGCACGGTACGTTGAATTAGCAGCCACATGCTGAAACAGATCATCAACGATCGGAATCACTTTCTGATCGGATGTGTCCATCACCTGAATCAACTTGCGGAAGTTGTTGGGAAGCGGATACGACTCACGGAAAATTTCGTACGAGGAGGCGTCGGTAATGTCGCTTCCAGGATTGGAACCCTCGTTCAGAGTCACCACTGTGTCGCTTTTACGTTCGTCGATCGTGTACACGACGTTATTAACGAGAATGCGACCGATTTCGGCCCACGTCGGAAACGTCCCACCAGACAACGTCACCTGACGTTCGTACGTGCCTCCAGTGTGGTCGTACGTCACCGTGCCGGTTGTGTACGACGCTACCGTGTTAATGACCGCTTGTCGAACAAAACACGACCACGAACGCATTTGCGGAAGATCGCGGTAAGCGCGAACCAACGCCCGCCTCGCCTGTCTACGATTACGAGGGGTCGGGTCCAGGTCGTACATATCAAGGACGTGCTCCACTACGTCCTCAAATGTATGGATGTCGATGACGCTCACTTGGTCTTCCTCGTGTGGCTATGAACGACTCGCTCCACCACTTCTCTCATACTCTTGGGGTTTCTCTTCACCTTCTCTCGCAAGGCCGGATCAAACTTTAAGTGGTTCTTCACGCCGGCGCGAACCAGATCCGGTGCCAGCTTGTGCTTGCGAGGAGCAGGGTCCTTGTCCACTGCCTTATGGTTGATTACCCCTTCGCAGTGAAGATTGCGTTCCTTGCACACCGCCAGCACGTCGTCCGCGCACGATACCCACGCAGCCGGGTCCGTATATTTGCCCAAGCTGCCTTTGTAGTATTTTCCCTGCGTGTTAATTCCAGCTTTATGAGCGATTTCATACAGCTTCTTTTTGTTTACCTCAGACATCCCATCCATCTGACGCTGCGCACCCTGGCAAAACGCACGATCCGTATTGCGCGACCCAGGTGCCTGACGCAGCGCACACATGGCCGCAAACTCCATCGTGGAACCTTCCGCTAAACTCTGTTCGTAGATTTTGACAGCGCTCCTGCCAGCGGCACGAACCTCGGCCAAAATCATCTGCTCGCGAACTTCCAAACTAATCGCACCCATCGCTACCTCGGCACTTCTGTAACTCTGGATCTAAGCAATGCACGCTTGAGCGCTAACTCAATCGCCCCCTTCTCCTTTGCCTGATCCATCTCCTGATCGTGTCGCTCTTGATCCATCTGCATCTGCTGCTGACCACGAGCGTGATCCATTTCCATCTTGTGCTGCTGTACTGACAACTTTGCGTCTGACTCAGCCTGTTTGGCCTGAGCAGCAACTTCTTCCGGTGTTGGCCCTTGTTCTTCAGGAGGCGGTGCCGGTGGAGGAGGCTGGACCACAAACTGGCTGGCATCAAACTCCATCGCCTTGCCTAGTTCGTTCACGTACGCATTCCACGGACCAGGGTTGCCTGCTACGGCAAACTGCTGGAGAACCGGAGCAATAACCGCACCCAGTTCCTTGAGTTGCCCAATGCGGGCACTCTTGTTCGGCTTGCGGGACGAACCACCTTCAATCCTGAACGTAAAATCGCGAATCACCGCATCCACGTCCTGCGTCAAAATCTGCTGCTCCCAAACCTGGGCGGCAAGGTCTCCGACAACCGGAGCGATGTCCTGCCCACCGAGAACCCAGCGAGCAGCCTCAATCTCCTTCATGCACGACTCACTGATCCAGTCTTCCGTGCTGTTGGCCATGTCGTCGGGACGCACCGCGACATTTTGGTCTTTGATTTGCGCCTCTGCCGCAGAACGCATCTGCGTATTTGTCAGCCCATAGAGCAGGTCAGTCAGGCCAGTCCGCTTGTCGATCGAAGCATTGACTTCAGAAACCATTCGCCAAATGTCCATCGCGAACGGAGGCGACTGAAGGAACGAAACCAACTCGTTCACGTTCTTGCCTAGAATGTCTGAAATCTCAATGACTGTGAACGGTGCCATGCCAGACTGAAGCTGATTCTGGATCTCGGCACCTGCCGCCTTGGCGACAGCAACAATCGTCTGACAACTGCTGGCAACCTTGTCCGCAAGGAACGACATGCACCAATTAACGAACCGAAGTTCGCCAATACACGGCTTTACCAGCGAGACCGGATAAATACTCTTTGGCTTGTCGTAAAACGTTAGCTTGGAGAATGGCCATCCGTTACTGCACATCTGGTCCTGCCAGAACGGAACCGGCCATGATACGCGAGGCATCAATTCTTCAACGGGAAGACCAAGAGATTCGCTAGGAAGATTCAGGAAGTACGGAATGCCAGGAGCAACGACGAGATAGCAGAAATCTCCAAACGGAGTAAAGTCAAACTTTGACTTGAGAGACTTCTTGTCCGTGGATTTCAAGCGGTCGCCAAAACCGTTCTTACTGTAGATTTTGTAGTACCACAGAAGATCGTAGCTTTTTCCGGTCTTCCTTCGCTTAACTTGTTCTGCCTTGTTCACACGACCGGCAGCCTGAGAATCCAGCGATTCCAGATTCCCCTTCAGAGAACCTTCCGGCAACCCGTACTCGCGCTCCACAAGATTGACAGGATGACAGCACTCACGGAACATCCACTGGCAGTTCTCCTCGTACTCCGCATCGGGGTCAAACCCCACGTCGTCACACGATACAAACGTGCTGCGAGGAATACGGAAGTTTGATCCAGGAGGCGTGTAGATTTCCGTAAACAGGAAGCTCATGCCCTTCAAGATCGTTTCCACGATCGCCATGCGGGCATGCGCCTTCTTATTTGTTTTGTACTGAATACGGTTCGCGTACGCTTCCATGATCGCCGCGTGCGAACCCTTTACCGACTTGTCCATTTCCAGTTGCTGCATCAAGCCGGCAAACTGCTGCATTCCAAACTCGTCGGCCTGATTGAACCCTAGCACCTCGGGAGAGAACTCAGGCTCCTGATTGACCGTCACCATCACGTTTGGGTTGCGGTAGTACAGCGCAGGACCAAACAGAGCAACGGCCTCAAACAGACGATTAACGGACATGCGAAAGCGGGGCAGGTAGGCGTTGCCATCCTTGGCTAGGAATCCTTGCTGCCCAAGCGCATACTCTTCCTGCCACATGAAATCGTGTGCGCCGTCGTAGAACTTCATCGCCTCCGCACCATACTGACCAAACTTCTCCCACCGCTGGCGTTTGGCTTGGTTAATCTTTTCCAGCCAAACGGCAACGAGAGATGCCAGTGGGTGCGTGTTAGCGTCTGCACTCATGAGCGCCATGCGCAAATCCTTCCGCTATTCGTTGGCTCCATCGCCTAACGCTTCCTGCAACTGACTGACTTTCCAGTCATTTGCCCAAGCAATGCCGCGATCTGTTGCTTCCTTTCGCAGCCTAGATAGCTTGCTGAAGTATCGCTCGTGGCCTCCGCGTCCACGACGGTCAGACGCAGCGCTCCTGGCCTTATGCTGAACATCTTGTTCGTCACGGTGTAGTTGGACTTCCAGTGTACCAATTCTCTCCACTAACTGGGCAAGTCTTTTTTCAATGTCAGACTTGATTTTCTTTTCCTGATACCATTCGTCCGTAAAATCCCAGGCACCCGCTTCACGCTGGGCTGCGTTCAGGCTCAGTTTCGGGTCGTCCACATGCCGGACAGCGGAACGAAACTGCCCTGCCGCCGTACGCAAATTCACGTTTCTTCCGCTGGCTTTTACGACAAAAGCAATTTCCGTGTCCCGACCGTCACGGACGCCGAATGGAAACCACTTGACAGGCATCCCAGAAGACACCAGCGGCATCACAAAATTCTCAATTTTCTCAATCAATACCGGATCAATTTCAGCTTCTGACATTACCAACTCCATCAACTTCCTCGCGGGCCTAAACTGATAGTATTGCGGCCACGTCCAAGACCCTTTGCACGCCTTGCCGCCTCACGTTGCTTGCGTTCTTTAATCACCCGATCGACATGCGTCTCTTTCCGCTTCTTCTCTTTAGGTAGCACATACACGGCACCAAACGCTGCCATGTATTCCAAACACTCCACCGCATGCGTATTCGACCTGCGATTTCCCTTGTCAGTTGGAACTTCCCTGCCACCAATTCTTGTGGTCAGTTTGAGGAATCCGTTCATCTCCCTTACGAGGTTCGGACACCTAGCTACGACAATCATCAGCTTCGTTGTGCCGTCGCGGCGAATGTGAAGCCAGTCACGAACGCATGTTTCTCGCCCAGCAATATCGTCGCTTCCGTCACGAAATTCATGCCTAGTGTCTATGCTTTGTATTCCACGCTTTTTAAGTTCTTCTGAGTAACGCCGCCTAGGAGACACGCCACTGGAGATATCAGTCAACCCTCCACCGTGCGCATCAATGATGAACGCCTGAAACAGGCTGTATTCCTCTGCCATCACCTGCTCAACCATTGCACCAAATGTTGCCGCATCGCAGTTACGCAAGTACAGCTCTCTGTAGCAAATGCAGTGGTCTCCAAACTCAGGAGGAGGAACGGCGAAAAACAGCACGGCGCAGACAGTGTGGCCAGGATCAACCACCATGTACCTAGTCCAGTCATTCGGAGGAATTCCGTTTCGTTCAGTCAGAACCTGCTGCACCTTGCTTCGCGGCTCGGTGTGCTTGATGGCGTCGTGCAAGTCCTTACTGAACGTGGGGTACATTTTGATCGAATCAATGACAATCTCACCTAGTGCGCGTTTCCGGTAAACTTCGTCTCCTTCGCTTTTCCAGATGCGAATGTTCTCCTCGCGGCTTCGTTGCGGATAGTAGATGTTGTCGAACATCGTCGCGGTAATCAGCGTCGTCGTCGCGTTCTCCATTCCCTCTTGTTCTTCCGCACGCCGAAGCATTGACATCAGCTCGTCATTCTGAGCGTGAGGAAGTGCCGTCCAGCGAAGCAATCCTTCGCGTATCGAAAGACGACCAACCATTTCCTGATACCAACCAGGCGACGCTGTGTCTTCGTCGATATGAACAAGGTCAGCCTGAAAACCCTGCGCCTGGCTCGCATCGCCTGCGGTGTTGCACGCAAGAATCTCCCAGCCTGTCGTCAGCTTGACGTAGCTGAAAATAAACTCACTTCGCTTGTCCCAACTAAACTTTTCGATGAAGCGCTTCGGTATCAGAGGCGGGGCGTTGCGTGCTTCATCCTTACGTTCCTCGTCGCCTTTCTTTCCGTTCACGACGTGCGCCATTGGCCACGGCCGATACGTTCGCCATTCGTTCGTATCAAGGTCGCGAATGATCCTGAACGCGCCAGGACGAAATAGGTATCGATGGATCACACGTCCAATGTGTTTCTCCCCGTAGCCCAGACAAACCAGAAGTCCCTCTTTAGGGTATTTGTTGTGTGGATCTTGGTTTGTAGCGGCACGGGCATCCTCCACGAATCCAACCAGCGATCCGCCAGCTTGATTCGCTTTTCGGACGATGACTTCTTTAGTTCTGCATTCGTGGTACTTTTCCTGCCAGCCCATAGGCTCGTACAGGTTTAACGCCTCAACTTTGCGAAGGTGCAACGTCGTAGACAAATCAAGATACTTCTTGATCTGGTACGCGCTTGCGTTTGTCACTTCCTTCGCGCGAGATATCGCAGCGTCAGGATTCGGACTCTTCTTCGCCATCCGTGTACTCCTGGCCTTCGATCTCTGAATCATCCAGAGTCAGCTTCGGAGGATCTGGTTTCTGAACACGCAACTTTTTCGTCATGCCGTCGATCATGTCCTGGTGCATCTTCTCAAGCTCTTCTGTCGTCAGCATTTCGTGCGTAACAGTCGCCATACCTGTAGTTGTGACTTCCTTCGACATCTTGTAGATCAGTTCCAGCATCCGTGTTCGCAGGAAAGATCCTGGTGGAGCCGCTAGGTACTGTGCCTTCAACCGCTCCGCGTATCCTGGCGCACCTCCAAACAAATCCATGATGCAGTTGTAGACTTCGGCGATGTGTGGTGTGTCGGACCCTTTGTCTGCAACACGATCCAGTGCCTCAAGCGATTGATCGTCAAGCTGCTTAATCTTCTCAGCCAGCTTGGCGTCCATCGCCTCCTTCATCACTCCAGCACGGCACAGCTTGCATACTGGCCTGAACCCGTCCGGGCTGTTGTTGTCGCGGTCGTAGTATTGCTTCGAAAGCGGATAGTCTCTACCGCATTCAACGCATGGTCTACTTTGCAGGAACTGGTGTTCCATCACTGGCCTCCACGACCCAGAAGCAACCGTACGGCTGAGAAGCACCCCACATCTTTACCTTGTCTCCAAACGCTTCCTTGACTGCCTGCGTCAAACCAGGAAAGTTTGTAGTCATGTAGTCGTGGCCGATCATCACTCCGTCAGGCATAAGATGTGGAAGCCACGCTGCAATGTCCTCCTTGACCGCGTCGTACGTGTGATCGGCGTCAATGAAGACCATGTCCACCTTGCCGCCATCCCACTCCTTCGCAACATCGACGGATTTTCCACGACGCACAGCAATCTGGTTTGAAACCCCAGATTTCTTCACGTTCTCCATGAACACACCAAAAACGTCTTCCTCTGAAGCGCGTTCCTGAGTGAAGTCGCTTTCACTGCCTTGCCACGTATCCACACACGTCACGAGAACGCGAGGGTTCGCTTTTGCCATCGCGATAGCCGAAGCACCTTTCCACGACCCTACCTCTACAATGTGATAGGTGTGGCCTTTTGACTCTGAAACCCGCTGCTTCACAAACTCCTGAAGTTCGTCTAACTGAACCTGCGGAGTAACGTGGTCGCCAACCAGAAACTGCTTGCCGTCTTTCGGAGCAGCAATCTTGCTGCCGTGAATCCTCTCGTACTGCTCCCAGAAGTCGGAACGCATTTCCATCATGCGCTCGCCTGCTTCGTTGCCAAGTTCCACCGCCTGACGGAAGTTGCCGGAAATCGACTCCACCGAGTAGATCCGTGGACGACCAACGCACCACGGCTTGTGATGCCCAATCCAAGAATCCCAGGCGCAGAACATCGGGTTGTATCCAAGCACCTGCATCCCGGCGAGCGAGATGTCGCGAGTGTTCTGAACGTCTTCCGTGCTGGCCTTGTCGCAGGCGTATCCGTTTTCCCACTCGTAGTAGAAAAAACCTTCTCGCAGCGCGTTCATGGCCTGCGCCTTCGTCATTGAACCTTGCTTGTACGCATCCAGAACCTTGTCCTTCAGCATCTTCGTAGGCTCAATCAGATCGAAGCACCGCATGTCGTACATGATCATGCCTGTTGGGAGCGCAGCGCACTCCTGAATGCCGGTCATTAACGCTGCTTCTTCTCGCGTGTACTGCTCTAGGCGAATCGGCGTCTCTCTTCCGTGAATGCCGTCGTTTCGCCACACGAAAACGTACACACTCTCCGAGCCTACCTTGAGGCCAGGAGGACCACAGTACGGAGCGCCAACGCAGGTGACTTTGCCTTTCGTGTAGCGCTCGTACAGAAAATCGAAAGCCGTTTCAAAGAACGGCTTCCAATCTGATTCTCCGCGATGGAAGTTTGGAGATTGATCGGAATCAACCATCACCAGCACATGCGCCCCTGACGCCCGTGCGAGCTGCACGAACTTGTTGCGCACCATTGTGACTGGCGTGTCTCCGATCACCTTGGTGGTTACGCTGCCAATGCGGGGATCATTCCGCATCTTCAGCACAAGTTCCGCCCACCATTCGCGAATATCAGGATGTTCGCTAGATATTCCGCCGTTGCCGCCGTAAGAAGGAAACCCGAAGAAAATGTCAAGGACGGTTGCTGGTTTCGACATAAGCTCCAAAAACGAACTACATAAGTTCCGGCAGACGCCCCTTGGCTTGCAGATACGTCTGGCCGCAATACACACACCGTTGGGTCTGAATATGGAAACGGTGGCTGCACTGACTAGATTGTTGCATATTTGGATCAGTCAATGCAAGGACTTCTTTAGGTATCACATACGAAACGCTAAGGTGTTCAGGCTCTTTGACTTTCTCTACGTTGCCATTTGGAAAATGAACGTCTTCCGTTACCGTGCTTGCAGGGCAGCACTGAGCTAGGCTTTCGCATCCATCCTGAAACTTTGCTAAGGCAAGATGTTGCTCGTCGCTAGCGGTGGACTTCTTAGAGATCGCCCACCCGCTGTACGCCATCAGGATTTCCTGGCTCGGCTCTTGGAATGTCATGGAATCAAATCACCAAACGGGTCGTGTAAAAGTTTTGGATACAACTCTTGAATCATGTCATACGTCATTTTCGGGTCACGCATGACCATAGGAACCTTTTTGGCTCTTGCGGCATTTGTTAAATACAGAACATCAGCAGGAAGGCCGGCAGTACCTCCCTTAAACGCCACAGAGCCAAATCCAGCTTTTGACAGTTGTTCAGCCAAATCAGCGCCTGTGTGAGGTCCATACATTTCGTTTCTGAGAACGTCCCACAAATTTAGCGTGCTGTACTTTTTGCCTTTTGACACTCCCCTTCCAAACTTTATCAGTTCAGGCACCTCACTTGGAATGTACGGCATGGAATTTTTTATCGCATCAATCTGTTGCATTTCTGCCGGAATCATCTTACCAACTTGAAGCGTTTTGCCTTTGTTTACAACAACGGGAACCGCTTCATGATAAAAACTTGCGGCGTTGGCTGGGGACACTAACGCTCCCGACATGGGAATCTCATAGTTTCCTCGGTATCCAAAACCAGTTTCCCACTTTGGAACACCCAGCGCTCTTTTTGTATCACCAAGAACGTCACCTAAAAACATAGCGCCGCTAGACTGAGACGGCCAGTTTGTTTGACTTAGCAACTTGTTTAACAAAGTCCCGACTTCTTGCTTTGCTGCAAGGTGAGATGGGCCTCCAATTTCTACGCCAACTCCAGCAGCGTTTCGCAGAGACGATCTGACGCCTGGAGACGAAAGCGATTCTGTAAGCAATTTCAAAAGATTGGACACTCTTGTGGCCTCACTTCATTTTTTGAGAAAGTGATTTTATCAGCGATGGAGATTTTTTGAATAAAGAACCGCCAACCCATGTCAAAGGATCAAGAGCTATGTCAGCGCCAAGCGACATGGCAGTGTTAAAAAGCGACTTTTTGTTGTTGAGTATCTTGTACGCCTTGAGAACATCTTCCGATGTCGCGCGACCAATGCTAGACGCAGGGCTGAAAATCTGATCGAACGGATTTTGAAGCATCAGCGAGTCGCGGACCATCGAACCTGGAACGTCAAGGACGTTTCCGACGCCAGACAAAATGTCTAGTAAAGTTGCCATGTTACCTCAAACAAAAAAAGCGGGCGCGGGGAATACCCGCACCCGCCCCCAAGAGCACGAGAGAGGTGATGGAGCGACCTCTCCCGAAACTGCTTGCGTCAAGTTTGTAACGCCTAGAACAGGCGAATGCAGGCGTTGATCAGAAGGTCCGTGCCAGCAGTCGACTCCTGCGTGGTGCGAGCCGAGAGCGCCCAACCCACAGCATTAGCCGCCATCTGATACGCAGAGGTAATGCCAGTCGTCGCATTCATGGTCACGTTCGACACGCGACCAGACTGCGTCAGACTCTGGCTCGTCGTTCCAGTGCTGTTTACCAACAGGTTGCCAACCGCAATGTCACCATTGAAGTCGGCACCGACCGCAGGAACCAGCACCTTAACCGGACCAGCGATGATGCCCCAAAACAGGTCATCGTCAGCAACGCCAGTGCTGGCCAGATACTCGTCGATCACCACGATCTGACTGCGATTGCCCACACCACCAGCGGCGTAGCCATCGCAAACGTGCATGCCGTCGTAGCCAGCGGCAGCAGCTTGATTGATCACGCCAATGCGCTTTCCATACAGGCGAATGCCCGACGTGTTACGCAAGCAAATCGCTTTGATCGACTTGCCGCTGTAACGACTCTTGTTGCCACGGTTGTCCGCAGCACCAACCGTCTTCGCCGGGAACTCAAAGATCGTTCCCAGCAGGTGGCCGTTGATCAGCGTCGATCCATCACTGGCCGTACCGTCCAACGTCTCACCCAGTTCGAAAGGAGGATTTTCAAGATACATCGCAAAGTCTCCAAAATGTGAATTGCAGTAAGGAACGACTCGCTACTAGGCGAGTGACAACAGTTTGAAGAAGTTGCGCGGTGATGCGAACTTCAGGTTTGACAACGTAGACACGACGGCGACGAATGCTTGACTTTCGATCTGATACTCGGGGCCTTCACTGCGGAACAGCGAGTCGTCCATCGACAACAATTGGATGTTGTTGATGTTGTAGCCGTAGCCAACGTTCGTAGGCACGGCTCCTTCCCAGCTCACATCGACTCCGTCGAACGACACCACATTCTTGAACCCGAGGGTCCGCAAGCTGCCTGCGGCAGGATCGCCAGGATTGATGTTGATCTGCTCCTTGCCGTCCAGCAGATTCAGAAGGTCCATGTACAAACCACGAGCAAGCACGGCGTTCGTGATCTGCCCATCCATCGTGGCATTGCGCTGCGAGTGAATGATCGCATAACGCATTGCTTCGTCGCCTTGAGCAGCGAACGTATCGGTCGCACCACTGAAACCAGTACAGGTGTAGTTGACCAGGAGTGGCGACCAGAAGTCGTACTCAGGATCAGCGACGCCAGACGGCCACACCACGTTCGATTCGTTCTCACCACCGTAGTTGCCCAGCACGGTGGACAAGCCAGCGTACGTGTCGTTCGGGTAGCCAACGAAGTCAGCAGCGTTCGCAGTGCGGGCAGCACCAGTCGAACTGTTGATCGTCTGCGTGCAACCGAACATCGATTCCAGACCGTGCCACGATTGCTCGTTGCCCGTCGCGGAACCATCCACGTAATACTCCGGTCCAAGACCCTGCTTCATCGACTTTTCAAGCCGCTGAATAAACTGGTCGTAGACTTTTACGATCCCTTCAGGACCGCGATTCTCAAGGAACTCCTTGTAGAAAATCGCATCGCTAGCTTGATATCCACGATATTCCAGACTAGCAGTCTTCCACAAGTTGCGACGTGCGAAGTTACGCGCCGTCTCGCCCGTGTTGCCTTCGATCGCGTGCAATCGATATTGCACCGGCCAATCGAAACCACGACCGCCCATGTTGGTCACGATCCGACCGTTCGATTCCAGAAGGGCACCCATCTGGAAATTTTTCATCCACGCATCTTCCTGCTCGCGAACGTGTCGCGCCAGGCTCGTCGCAGCGCTACGGGCGAAATCCGTATTCGAAAAGCCCTTATAACCTGCTACCGTCATAATAGCACCTCATCAAAAAGTTAGTTGACCAATACTCCGTCCGCCTCCAGTTCTGCCAGAAGCTGCTGCCCTGGAGAGAGACTGGTGTTCTGTGGTTGCGCTGACTTTCCAGCGCCGCGTGCAGGCTGAGAGCCGCCGCGTCCCGGCAATGCAGTGTTCCCACGGGTAAGAAGCTCTTGCTTCTTCTGCTGGGCTACCTGCGCCGTGTTTGTCTGCTGAGACTGACTCTGGTATGCGTACTGGGCGTAGTCCGCCGACATCGCACGCTCCACGTATCTCCACTGCTGCTGCGGACTTTGAATGCCCATCTGCATTGCTTCTTGCAGATAGTTCATCGCCTGCTGGCCAGCCTGCGTAAGCTGTCCTTCCATGATCTGGTTCGTGCGAGGATCTCGCTGGTACATCCAGTCAGCGTGGGTGTTCTTGATTTCCGACGCCAACCGATCCACTTCCGCCTGCTGCTGGATCGATCCGTACCGCTCGTCGAAATACTTGTCGAACTCGGCACGAATGATTTTGGGAAGCACCTCCTGCGGACGACGAACCAAGTCGTCTGCCCACTTCTCCAGATACGTGGAGTGTGCTTCTACCGATGCACGAACCTCTGCCGGCGTGTTCGCCTTCCACTCCAGACGCTGCTCGCCAGTAGCCGGATCAACCTTCACTTCCCGATACTTCTCTGCCAGCACCGGGTCGTACTTCGGAGGCGACCACCAGTTTTCTTCCTGCGGCTGCGCTTGCGTAACGTTCGGTTGTGCTTGCGCCTGAAACTGCTGGAACGCAGGATTCTGCATCAGTGCCAGATACTGCTGACCGTATTGCGCCAGCGGACTGACCTGCTGGTAGCGACTGGCGATATCCTCCAGTTGCATCTCGCGCTGACGGTACGCTTCGATCAGCCTCGCCCGCGCATCTTCCTCGGACTGAAGATCCTGGAACCCAAGTACCTTCATCTCATCCAGAAGAGACGCTGGACTCGCGGAGTTAGGCTGTGCAACTTCACCCTGTTGTGCGACTGGATCAGCCGCCGAATCCGGCGCGCCGTCTACTGCGGGTGTCTCCGCAGCAACGGGCGTCCCCGCGCCAGAGTCGGGGCTGGTAGTTGTTTCTTCTGCGGCAGCAGTTTGCTCTGGAACCTTCTCTTCCGTCTTCTCGGGTTCAAGGTTCATGCCTTCCAGCAGCGACTTGCCCTGGTCGCTGATGGAATACTCACCGATCTTTTTTCTACCCATGACCAATTCCTCTCCACCTTGTGCGAACACCCTTGGTCACGGCACTGTAGAAATACAGGAAAAAACGAATTTGCTCAGAATTGGCAAATGGTGTGAGAAGTTGCTAAAGTGTGTTCGTGGTTGGCAAGAACGCTGCCGAAGATAAAAACAAGAGGAATGCAATGCCTATAGACGTATTGACGGAGAGGACGTATCCGATTTCCGACCTTGTCAGGAAGCTGCCGACACGTAGATCCAAAAGCACTCTAAAGAACTGGTGCATCCGTGGCGTGAAGGCCAGCCACCATTCGGACGAACGAATCAAGATGGAGTACGTTGTGGTGGGTGGAGTTCTGCACTCCAGCGTGGAAGCGTATAAGCGCTGGACAGAACGTCTCACCCACGAATGGAAGAAATACCACTAGAAGATGCTGGGTCTGCCTGCCGTTACATACACGTTGTCCCGTGTGGCGGCTGTCGCGGCAGGCTAATGAATTGGTTTAGACAGCCGGTCTATCCCGCGTCCAGGTAGAACGGGACCACTGCACAACAGCAACCTGGAGCAGTCACGACCCTGCGGCACCCTGCACTTGTCGTACAGGCTCTGCCGCAGGGGAATGACGAAATACATGCCACGCAAGAAGAAAATCATTCTCCCCGCGAAAATGGTTCCTAAAAGGAAGAACAAGGGGCCACTCTTACCGCACATCAGGGAACTGCCACACGCAAGCATTCCCACCACGATCCTCATACAAGTCCCAGAGAAAGGGCGTGCAACCTGCTCATGGCAGGCACACGTACCGCCCAGAAACCCCACTGCGGACTACATCCTGAAAAAAAGCCTGGGATGGTCGGATGGCTGGATCGGAGATCCCTGGAACCCATGCGACGTACTGGGGCAAAGAAACATCACTCTCTTCCACATACAGGGAATCCCCCAACTCAACGTTACCGACGAATCCTACTACCACGAACTAGACCCAGATATGCACTGGCGCGTACTCCAGCCCTGCATAGAGAACATCGTCGCCACCCACAAACCAGGCACACGCCACCACCTGATCATCCCCACAGCCTACTACCTGTGCCATCAGCGACAGCACAGGTTGCATGGATTCCTGACACAGCTACCAGGAATTACCTTCTCCATCGCAACAGCCGGCACAGCCAACATGCTCACGAGCAAACAATGGAAGGTACTGGCTAGAAGGAAGAACCGGGCACCATACCGCTTTCGCTGCTGCCCGCAGTACCGATAGTTGTCCGGCAAACTGTTCGGCAAACTGTTCGGCAAAACATGCCGAACACCTGCCGAAAAATGAGAAAACAACTGGAAAACGTGGTGTTGGGTGTTGGATATTCGTTCGGATATTCGTTCGGAATCCAACACCGAACGAACAACCGAACGAACACCTGTCGGACCACGGCGGATAAATGTGCGATCGGTGGAAGTTTCGCGAGAAAATTACCACTCTTACATTCTTCCATCCTTCCATCCAAATCGCGAGAAGAGCCTTGTTTTCACGAGGAAAATGGACGGAAGAATTGCCACATTCTTCTAATCTTCTATTCTTCCATCCAAATCCGACGCGCCCGCCTCCGACATGTATTCGGCACCATGTGTTTTACGATACGCACGACAAAAACAAACGCAAGTCACTGCAATCAAACAATTTAAGCGTCAACACAGTAGACAGAAAGGTAGCGCAGGAATGGCTGTCCACGGTTATATATAACCAGAATGCGTGATCCAGGAATGGTTAAATCACGAGCACGCGCACAAGCTAGGCCCAGCCTCCACCTGCACGCCGTGCCCGGAAACCCGACCACCCCGACCACCAGCCCCTCTACCTGCTAACCTACCCGGAACGGACGGAACCTGACGAACAACTCCCCATATTTTTCCCAGGAGGGTGGAAAAGTATCTTCCCAGCACCGACTCGGATCTGGTAAATTCTGGGGACAGGCAGGAAAGCACTAAGTCTACCTGCCGCAGCCCTCCATGTCGGACGAGGGACCGGAACACGCGACAGCCGGAAACACGCCGCTGACCACGAGCAGAAATGTGTCGCAGAGAAAATAGACAGGTATATCCACTCTTGCCGACGCGAGAGGTAGAGGAACCTGCAATTTTCATCACCTTCTGTAAGTTCGGTGCGAGCGGTAGGACTCCCGAGCTAAGGTGATCGTCTGAGGAACTGCCCACCTGAGGGTTAGTGATGCGGGACGTAAAACTGAGAGATTTCTTCTCTCTACGCGGAGAAGAAGGATCTTTATGCGCACGCAGCATGTACGAACGAAGTGAGTGCATGCGAAGTAAGCATCGGACTCGTGTACTCGCGAGGACGTCTGCACCAGCGCAGGACTTGTGTACTCACAAGGACAAGCGCAACCCGGTTATCCCCCCTGCCCAACGTAATGCACTACGTGTAATTAGGGATGCACCGCGCTGGCGCGGTACCGCACTGGAGTCTGCGCGTAATGCACTGGCGAACGAGTGAATGCACTGCGCTCCCCGATGACGTTGAAACGTATTGAGTTTTTTCTCTCTACGTGCAAAACGTTAATTGCAACGTCATGCCTAGGAAAAAAAGAAAAAGCGCTCGCGAAACGTCGTGACTAGAAAAAGAAAAAACACGGCGCTCAACAACGTTGAATACAACGTTTCATTTTCGCGACAAACGGTTGCGTTTGGCAT